TATCGCGGACGACTGCGGGATGACGGCGATGTTGTGCGGTTCGAAGAAGACAACCGTGGACCCCTCTCTGTCTGGCTCGACATGGGGCGTGATTATGTGCCACCGTCCCATCGCAACTTCGTCGTGGCGTGCGACATCGGACAGGGAACCGGGGCGTCTGACTCCGTTGCCTCGGTCGTGGATCGGGACAGCGGGGAAAAGGTTGCCGAGTGGGTACATAACAAGACGGGTGTGGAGGCGTTTGCGCGGACTGCGGTGAATCTCTGCCAGTTCTTCGCACGCGGGAACGAACCGGCGTTCATGATCTGGGACGGCGGCGGTCCGGGGCTGACGTTTGGCAAGGTGGTGACTCAGGACTTGGGATTCCGCCGCGTGTACATGAAGCGGGATGACACCAAGGTCGATGCGCGCTGGACCCCCAAGGACCGCAAACCCGGCTGGTTCAGCAATCGGGATTTGAAGCGTGACCTGCTGATTCAGTATCGCGAAGCGCTGGCGAACGGGAAGTTTTTCAACCCGTCCGAAAAGGCGCTCTTGGAATGCAAGCAGTTCAAGAACATGGCGGACGGATCGGTCGAGCATGTGAGCATCGCCCAAGCGCAAGACGGCGGTGACAACCACGGCGACCGCGTGATTGCCGACGCGCTGGCGTGTTTCATCGCACGGCCCAGCGTGATTGCGAACGAACGGCGCGAGCCAAGCATCATGGATGAGTTCCCGGTCGGATCGTTCGGCTGGAGACAACGGCAGGCCATGCTGTCCGACAAACCCAAATGGTCAAGCAGGTGGTGAACCATGATCGCGACCGACGACGAAATCGAGATGGAACAAGGCGAGAAGTCCGCTCCCGAGTCGGGGCTGGAGGTGCCGCTGCCGCGTCTGATCGACGCCGTGATGGAGTCGCGCAAGAAGCTGACTCCGTGGCGCGAGCAATACATCACGCTTTGGAAGGAGTACGTCGGCGACTTCTACGGGGAGAAGGCCAACGAAAAGGCGAACCCCGTCAACAAGATGGAGCAGGCGACGACGATCTACCTGCAACAACTCGCAGGGAACCCGCCGCGTGTGAACGTGTTCACCAAGAACCGCCGCTATCGGGCGGGTGCGACGAAGCTCGGGCTGGTGATGAACTCCTCGCTGGAGGATTACCGGATTCACCGGGCCTTGCAGCGGAGCGTGCGGAACAGCCTGTTCGGCATGGGCATCGTCAAGGTGGGCTTGAAGTCCAGCGGCGTGAAGAACATCGGGGGCGAGAACGTCACCACGAGCACGCCGTTCGTCGAGTCGATCCTGCTGGATGACTATGTGGTCGACATGACCGCGAGTTCGTTCGACACCGCCGAGTACATGGGGCACAAGTACCGCGTGCCCCTCAAAGACGCGATTCGCAACCCCGAGTGGGACAAGCGGGTGCGGGCGAAGCTGCGCGAACAGGACAACCTCAACGTCAACGAGGACGGCGACGCCCGGCTGGCCGAGATGTCGGGCGAAGCGGATCGCGGGAAGCTGCACAAGCAGGTCGAGGTGTGGGAGGTGTACGTCCGCGCCGAGCGAAAGGTGGTGACGTACTGCGAACACTACCCCGCGTATCCGCTGCGGGTGGTTGATTGGGAAGGCCCGGAACGGGGGCCGTATCACGCCCTGTTCTACAACGAAGTCGACGGCAACGTGATGCCCCTCGCCCCGGCGGCGACGTGGATTCATCTCCACAATTTCATCAACAGCGCCATGCGGAAGCTGATCCGCCAAGCCGAACGGGCGAAGTCGGTGGGCCTCGCGCCGAACATGAGCAATCAGAACGGTGGCAAAGACGCGATGACTATCATGAACGCCAACGATGGCGACGTGGTGGCGGTCGAATCCCCCGAAGCGATTCAGGAGCGGGCGTTTGGCGGGATCGACCAATCGACGTTCGGGTTCATGCTTCAGTGCAATCAGATGTTCTCCACGCTGGCGGGGAACCTCGAAACGCTGGGGGGCCTGTCGGCACAGACGGACACAGCAACGCAGGATGCCATCCTCAACCAGAACAGTTCCGAGCGCATCAACGCGATGCGGCAGAAGGTCGCTCTGTTCACGAAGGGCGTGCTGACCGATCTGGCGTACTGGATGTGGACCGACCCCACGGAAACGTACCGCGCCGAGATGGATTCGCCGGTCGGTGCCATCGAAGTGGCGCTGACGCCCGAAGAGCGGCAGTACGACTTCTTCGAGCACGAGATTGAAATCGAGCCGTACTCGATGGTGTTCCAGACCCCACAGCAACGCTCGCAACAACTGAGCCAGTTGATGATGAGCACGCTATTGCCCGCCCAGCCGATGCTCCAACAGCAGGGGCTGAGCATCGATTTCACGCAGTACGTCAAGATGCTGGCCCAGTACATGAACCTGCCGGAGTTGAACGACCTCGTGCAGTCGCAAGGCATGGCCCTGAACGCCAGCGATTCCTTCAAGGCGTCGGAACCGAGCACGCCGCCGGTGAAAGTCTCCACGGAAAACCGCGTCTCCAAGGGGGCGGGCGGGATGCAAGGAGACGAGTCGAGCATGATCCAGCGGTTGATGGCGGGCGGAAATCAGAATAAGCAAAACTGATAGTGTTGACACGCTGGTTCAGTTCTGCTTATTCTCTGAGACAGGAAGCGCCGCCCGGCTTTCCTGCAATGACAGACTTCAAGAGCAAACTGCCACCTTCCGCTTCCCTCTCCGAAGTTCAGGCCGAATTTCAGGCGTGGCTGCGAGAGAACGCGAAGCCCACGAAACTCACCGTTCCGCACGCGGGGATCACATTCCGCGAAGGCCGGGAGTTGAAAAGCGACGCCGCTTCGGTGCATCCATCCCGGATCGCCGAGGCGACACAGATGTTGAAGGAAGCCGGATGCCCGACTCGGTACGACCGGGAAGGCAGACCGTGCTTCCGATCCTTGCGACACCGCAGTGAATTCTGCCGCGTCACAGGACTGACGGAACGACGTTAGTGCGAGCACCGCCCAAGCATCGCACTCATGGCCGAATTGGAATCAGCCGCACCGGCGTCTTCTGACGTGTCGAGCGATGTCGTCGTGGACAGTGGTTTCGACCATTTGTCCGACGACCGCAATGACGACGCGCTGGGCGCTATCGACAACGCGCTGGCTGGCGAGCCTCAAGACAACGTTCTGGAGGCGGACCCCGCCCCGGAACTCAAAGCGGAGCAACGGGACGGAGACGGTGCGGGTCTTCCTGGCGGTGCTCCCCCGCCGTCTCCCCCCGTTGCACCCGCTCCCCCTGCGGACGGGTTTCAGGCTGTCGACTTTCAGATGGCCAAGGCGCTCGGGATCGGCTTTGCCGACATGCGGGCGTTCGGCAGTGTCGACCTGTTCCGCCAGTACGTCAACCAAGAGGTGGCGCAGCGGCGGCAACAACAGGCGTTGGCCCAGCGGCAACAGCGGTTTCAGGTCCAGCCGTTCAAGCTGGAGAACCCGGATCAGTACGACCCCGCGATTGTCGGGATGAACCAGCATTTCGCCCAGCAGTTGGCGCAGATGCAACAGTTCTACGACCAGCAATTGAACGCGGTCCATCAGCAATACGGCGGCCTGCAACAGCAGGTTCAGAAACACCTGCCGACGATTGAGCAATACCGGCAGCAACAGGAAGAGGCGGTTCGTGCGTCCCGGTACGAGGAATTCGACCGGACCGTGGATCGTCTCGTGGATGAAGAGTTTGTCGGGCGAGGTTTCTTTTCCGCCCTGTCGAATCCGCAGCACCAGCAGGCCCGTCGTGCGATTGCTCGCAAGGTGGATGCCCTGATGCGCGAAGAGCGTGAACCGGGGGAGGCTGTGCCGCCGCTGGAAACGCTTGTCGAAGAGGCTGTCAGCGTCGTGTTCCGCAAGCAACTCGCCGACCGCGAGCGTGCGCAACTGACGCAGAAGCTCAAGCAACGGGGCCGGAACACCTTGGCCGTGCCATCGCAGTCGCTCCACTCGGACGACAACGCGACCGGCAGGGAAAAGGCGCTCGCGGAAATCGACAAATTCGTCCGGGCTTCGGCCCGATAGCACAGGGAGCCTTTCATGGCTGTCATTCAAGCGACGGACCTCGCCTCGCTCGTCAAGGCGACGCAGAACCACATCCAGCGTACGAAGTTCGTCTCCATCGTTCAGGAGTACCAGTACCACATTATCCCGCAACTGCTTCGCAAGGAGCGGATGACGCAGGGTGGTGGGACCGGCTACGAGTGGCGCGTGGAAACGCTGGGCAACGATCAATCGTCGAACTGGGTGGGCCTCGCCGCCGTCACCCGTCCGACCATCAACGAGGCGTATGTCACCGCGTCGGTGCCGTGGCGTCACCTGCAAGATGACTGGTCCTACGACATCCGTGAACCCGCCCTGAACAGCGGGGACAAGGAGAAGATTTTCGACCTCATCAAGCAGCGTGAAGTCGACAGCCAGCGGAAGCACGCGGACAAGCTCGAAGCCGCGTTCTGGAGCAAGCCCGCCGACTCGACGGACACGCTCCTGCCGTTCGGGATTCCGTACTGGATCGTCCAGAACAACACCGAGGGG